CCATCCCAAGTGGTCTTTAATTGAGTGTAACGTACTCTCTGACCCCCTCTGTCGCTTATCGCATATGATTTTTTGCCTTTTGCGTATCGTGCCATTATGTCAAGTTCAATGCTGTTGGTTGTATCCGTAAACTCACGCCATCATTATCAGAAGATGCTGCGAAATTAAAAGATCTTTCATACAATTCATTTAACAGTTGAAATCTATCTGGAGCGTACTTAATCGCAAGTTTTGCTGCTAACCCTGCCGATATACAATCACTCCAACGATACGGCACATCTGTATCTTGATTAGCTGCAGTAATGTCATCAAGTTGATTTACCGCCCAGTAAACCATGCTGTATGTGCTTGCATTAGGAACATTCCAAAAGTAAACAACTGGAGTGTATTGCTTATCAAGCATATACTGGCTTGGTTTTCCTGCCGTAGTCTTATTGGGGATTTGATTGTATTCAGCAATTGTCACTCTGTTTATCGTTTGGTCTGTAGTTCCCTCTCTTATAACAGCATCAATAATATCTATTGTCCCTGCAGGGAGAGCATAAGAAGAAGTGCCATTAACAAGTGTTAATGTGTTTTGAGTAACTGCCCAGTAATTTATACCTCTGTTTGCAAACTCAGAAAACAACATGTTTAAACTGCGTCTGGCAGAAACAGCCTGACCACCAGTGCGTGTCTGAGCATCTATACCACAACGCTCAAAAGCCTCTGCTGTTATCTCCTCTACATCTGGTCTAAATGCTACTGTTCCTGATAGTGCCATTTAAATTCCTAAGCAAAAAATACATTCATCAAAACCACTGTAGCCACTGTATATTTAACAGCCAACCCACTTTTAAACAACAGACCTTCGTCTGGAATAGTGTTATCTACAGTTGAGTTATCTGTGCCAATTGTCTGTGCTTTAAATATAATAGTTCCGCTGTCTGGTGTTCCATTAAAAAAATCAACTAAACCTGCTGTCCCTGCCGAAACAATAGAATAACCTTTTAATCTGGTTCTACCGCCTCCTGCCACTGCACTCGCACATAGTGAGCCAGAGCCTACTGTAATGTTTGCAGCGTATTGGGCAGAGCATTCCACAGCACTCACTGTTAAGAATAATTTAGCACCTGCAACAGCCTCAGCAGAACCTGTTGATGTTATAACTTCAGTTATTGCATTACCAAAAACATCAGTCCCAGTTATTGTACAAGTCTTCTCATTGTCACCAGTCCCAGTAGTTGTAACAGTGACATTTCGAGCACCGCCACCTAAGAATGAAGTTGTCGCCATTGTTGCTGATGTGTTCGGTCTAGCTGCTGTAACTAGCCTATCAGGATCTGCTGCGTTCTCGTCAGCTATAAACTTGACTTGTACGTCTGTTTGTACACCCATATTAATCTCCTATAATAAAGGTGGGACAAAAGCCCCACCATATTAATTACGCAATTTGAACGTACTCAATGATAAACGTAAACGAACCTGCTGTTGTCGCATCAACTGTATTAGTAATGTTGCAGAAAATAGTTCTTTCGGCACTCGCATACTGAACAGAAGCAGGGGCTGTGGTTCCACTCTGTGTCTGTGCAACAAGAGCCGTCGTGGTTACGTTACCAAGAACAACTGTCGTACCACCATCTAAGATCTCATCTGTTACAGCAGCAACAATCTGTGCTCCAGAAGACGACGTCCCAACTTCATATCCAATATCCCCAGTCCCAATAACAGGAGCTGTGGCACAGAATATTTTTATGTCAGTGATAATTGTGTTCGCAGGTTGAGTGAACTCACCAATAGTCGGGCTGTCACCTGCAGTGCTGTTAACAGTAACACCTGTAGCAAAGCCAACGTGCTTAACATATTTATTCGTTACTATGCCTGTTGAAGCAATGGATGCAACATCAGTGTATGCACCAGTTGTAGCATTTTTAGATACTACCTTAAAACCGTTTTCGGAGCGTACTGCTCCTGTAAATGTAGTTGTACCCATGATAATCTCCTGTCTGGGATAAGTCAGCTTTCGCTGTCAGGTTGATAGTAAAAGGGGAGCCGAAGCTCCCCTCAGTTATTAAGCAGCACCTTCCGTACCGAAGATACCTCTCCAATCCGTTACGCCAAAGGAATACCGTTCTCGAACTTTGTACCGAACATTCCCAGTCTCGAAGTCCCCTTCCATGCCCTTTTTCATTGGGCTTCTTTGGAACATCTTTAGCCCATCAGGAACATCCGTCTGAACAAAGAAAGCATCCGCATCAGAAAGTCTTCGCATGATATGGTAGCCTTTAGGTAGATAACCACCTGACTTAATGGCATTTATATCATTGTCTGCTGTTCCAGTTCTTAACTGAGATTCCAATAATCTTTCAGCCACAAAAGTGTAAGCCGTTGGAATAATCAATTGAGTACCTTGTGCAGCAATCCGTAGCCCACGGTCATCTTTCATATCCGCAATCTGGATAAGGATCGATTCAAGTGAAGTTTCAGATAAATCTGCAGCAGTTGCCAAGACGTTAGACTGGTTTCCGTTAGTCGTTGGGTGAGATGCACTTAAAAGTACAACACCGTCACCACCATTAAAACCAGAAGTTTGTGCGTTATTTAAAACATTTGCAGCTTTGATTTCCTTAGTGGAAGCCATTGAGCGTGCAAGTGCCTTTGTATAACGTGATGCGATTGAACCATACTGGCCATCCTCTTCAGCTTCCTCAGTAATTGAGAATGCCAAAGCAACTGTCTCATGCTGATAGCGTGCAGTCCACTGCTCACTACTAGAGTCATAAGAAACAGAAGCACCTTCATCTTTTGTTGGTGCAGAACCAAAACCTTGCAACAAGACATCTTCTTCAAAAGCTTTACTTGAGCTGTTTGTAGAAAACACTTGTGCGTATTCTGGTGGATAGCTGTCATATTCAAGACCGAAAAGAGTATTCAGTCCTGGCTCAAGCATTTTCGCAAATTGTGCTCTATTCATAGCCATTTTTCATACCCTCCTATATACCTGCTACGTTTGTACCAAGTAGGTGTTCATTAATTGTCACCTCCATGATAGCATTCGCACCAAAAGCATTGTCTGGGGCTTCATATAAGCTAATGATCTTACAAGTAGCAATACCTGCAGCCATTGTTCCGCTTATTTCAAAACCCGATTGACCAGTCACGGTTGAACCTGCACCTGCAACAACATCAGCACAATTGCCAACATTGGTTTGGGCAGGTGAACCTGCTGACTGAACTTTAAACACAGTATATGGATCATCATATACATATGCAATTATGTCTGTAGCAGTTGTCCCACTGGGCCAATACTGACTATAAACATATGAACCATCTGCAGCGGTATAAGAAACCCCTGCAAAGACACCAATGTTATTGGTTTCTGTTGCAGTGTGCGGAGTAAGTAAACCAGTGTTGATCAGAATAACAAGGTCACCTGTAAAGATGTTCTCTGCTAATCCTGAAGCAATAGTGTACTTATTTGCACGAGGTATATTACCACTCATATGGCGAACTGGGACAAACCCAAAGGCTGCATCTACATTAGCCATTTTTCGCTCCTTTTCAGCGTAAAGTTTTAATCATCCATAGCAGCAATATCTCTGCCACGGCTCGAAGTGGACTTCCGTTCTTGATAGATTGGTTGTCCTGTTTTTCGTCCTAACGCATCTAAGTCCCCTGCAACTGATTCGTTTGCTTCTAAACTTCTACTGTGATAATAGTTCTTCATCTGCCTATGTTTTTCAACAGGCATCTCACAAAGCAACATTCCTTCAATTCCAATTGACCCTGCCCATTGACCGTGATTGATAGTTGGAAATAACTTGTCTTTCACAGTATCGGCTTTGCGTGGTTCCCATCCCTCACGCATACGTTTATAAACATTGTCAGGAGTATCCCTGCCTTGAATGCTTGTAGCAATCCATCGTTGAGTGTAGCCTGGACGGGGTTCTGGTGCATCCAACAATGACGGTGGCTTCCACGCAGTATCTGGGCGAGATTGCTCATTTCTGGTGGAATTTCGAGTTTCGTTTGCACGCACGTTTCTGTTCTCAGTCATGACTGGCTCCTTTGCTGACGTTTGATTTCAGCCTCATATTTTTTAAGACCTGTTTCATCTGTAATACCAAGTTCTCTAGCCATCCTAAGTTGGTCCTGCGTCATACGGACTCTATTGCCTTTGTAAGATGAGCCACCTGTAGTGGGTGCAACGGGTTGTCTACTTTTTACTCTAGCCTTACTAGGGCTTGGATCGGAGTTTAACTCAGGAAAAACCTTATGTAAACGATTATTTAAAGTCTCATAATATTCCTCTGAGTTTTTATCAAAGCCTTCGACATCCAATTGAACGTCAATTGCTCTAGCTGCAGCGGTTTCACGCTCGTATCCAGAGGCATTAAACCAACGGTTTTGTTGCCACCACGTTGTGGCTTTTTCTGGAACTTCCTGCGTGGCTCTCTGCTGTGCCTGACCTACAGTCGGTGACACCGCACGTTGAGATCTTTGTTGCTTTTGCATCTCCGCAATACGCATAGCAGCTCTCATGTCAGCCATTTGCTCTTGGAAGTTGACCTGAGCCTTCGTATCCCCCTCTTCCACAGCCTTTTCGAGGGCTGACTTAGTCTGGGCATACCTTTGATTAAAATTGCTCTCAGCGGTCTTCTGAGAGCCTTGCTCTAATCTTTCAAGTCGCTTCATTAACTGAGCGTTCTGCTCTTGTTGTTGTCTGGCGATTAACTCCGCTTCTCTTCTTTGATCGACAAGCTTCTTAATTCTCTTTTGAACTTTCTCGCCATACTCAGGATCTTCGGTGTCTTTGACATCGACTTCCTTCGCTTGCTTTTCTTCGGCAACGTCTTTTGCCTCTTCAACGGCTTCCTTTGCAGGATCGTCCGTTATTTCGATTTCAAAATCTTCGGGCTGACCTTTTGCCTTTTTTATTTCTTCTTCGATTTCCTGAACTACGTCTTCGTTTGACATGGTAGCGTCCTCCAAGTTTTACGCTAAGTAAGCGGTGACTTCGGCATCTTCTGGTAGAATTGACGTTAACTCGTCGTCATTCAGTAGGAGAAACCTTACACCATTGATTGTTACCTTCTGACCTGCATATTTGCCGTAGGTAACTCGATTTCCAACCTTCGGGGAGTTCATCTTCCACGAAGTGCCAGTGTCCCTGTCTTTAAATGCAAGGTCACCCATAGAAGCAATGCGACCGTGAGCAGTGAGATACTCCTCATTGTCTTTCGAGATAGTTGGCAAATGCAAACCACCTCTTGTCTTCATTTTAACTTGATTGGGTTGAACGAGCACTTTCCAATTTAATGGAACTGGCAGTTGATGCGAACCTATTGTTTGTTCTGTAGACTCGTCTTTGTACTCATGTTGATGAGACATGTTTATTCATCCTCTTCTAATTTGTTTAATGTTTCGCTGATAATCTCAGAAGCTTGTTGTAGTCCTTCCGCAATACCCACGTTCTTCTGGTATGCACCAAAGTCGGATACCCGACCTTGAACCATACTCTCAGCTATCTCTAGCCGTTTTTCCTTCAGGTTCTTTTTTATTCGCTGAAGGAGATCCGTTACTGTCATTCTTTACACCTCCTGACATAGACACACCAGTGACATGAACCGTAACGTCTTTTTTGACTTCAGACATTATTATCCTTTCTTCTTCATCATCATTGGCTTTCTTTTTGCCATAGGTTTTTTCTTCGCCATTGTCATTGGCTTTTTCTTCATGCCCATAGGTTTTTTCTTCATGCCATACATACTTTTCCCACCTTTCATTAATTGTCCGAATTGTGATCTGTTCACGACGAACTCCAATTGTTGCTAGTGCACAAAAGATAACACCTCGCAAATTAATTGCAAGGTGTTAGTTTCGACTAGATATGTGTGACCTCCTTTCTAATTAAAATCCATAAACTTCGCAGTACGCATCCGAACCGTAACAAGGCTCAGTCTCTGTCCAATGATCTAAGTTCAACTTACCTCCTGAAGCCAAATGAGCTTTTATCTTTGCTTCAAGCTTCTCTGCCTTATCTTTACAATCCACATTAAAATCATCCAACACATAACGATACCCCTTGGCATCCTCAGCCTTTATATTCCAAGCTTCCTGAATAGCCTCGTCTGGATGAGTTGCCTCATTTGGCAACTCTCCTCGATATAAATATGAACTTACAAAAACTTCCATTTTACTTCCTTTCTCAGTAGATTAATAATTCGTTGGATCTTTACTTATTTTCTTTCCGATATTTCTAACTTTGGTATGATGTATCTTCTTTAACTTTTTTGTCTCTTTTCTAGACAGTGAATTAACGCAAACTGATTTGACTTTCATGTGTTTCCCTTTCTTGATTAAGGACGATAAATAACCCAACTATCATCATGATAATGATTTAAAAGAACATCTGCAGCTTCCTCTGCTTCTTTAGAAACCTTTCGACCGTTACCCTTAGCTTCTTCTACCTTATAAGCCAAAACCGCCATTGCTTCTCTAATATCCATCTCTTAATTCCTTTCTCAGTTGATTCGTCCTTACCCATACAGATTATCAAATCCCACAACATTGTCAAGCGTTTGTGTAAAGTTTTATTTTATCCAACAAAAACAATCAGATCTACATATCTTGGTAATACTCTTCGTTGTCAGCAAAGAAGCCTAATGCTCCCAGAGGTATTCCTGCAGCCATAGCAGCGTTAAGATTGCTAATGTTTTTCAACAGTGGGTCAAAGTTTGCTGACGTTCTTCTAATCCTCTCAGGAGCACCTATCACCGCCCTGTTCGTGCTTCCCTTGTAAGCGATAGGATCTGGATTGCCTGATGTTTTTTCTGCCTCTATAATCTGTCTGCTCTGTGGTGTTGACCCACGATCCAAAATATTTTCAAATATAACATCGTTTGCCATCGTATTATCTGTTTCCACTGCACGAAGGATTTCATCTGTTGTTGTTCCGCTATCGTTTAGTGGACTTCCAGAGAAAAGGGCTTGCTCAATATTTTCTGTATCATAAAGTGGTTCTTTTTCTCTTGTAAATCGGATGTCTGTATCTAAAGGTATTTGATTCCAATTCGCACCTTTAGCGTCAACAACAGCAATATCACCTGTCGATGGACGAACTGCAAACTCTTCAATTGTTTGAAAATCTCCTCCATAACTAGATGCCAAAACAGGGTCTTCAGACATGTGTTGATATGCACCAATTAACCTATCTGAATAACGAGGGGTGTCACCTATAACATAATTAGGTCTTCTGCCTTTATAATACGGTCCTTCAAAATCCTGCTCCATCATACGTTGACTGCGAGAAGCTTTATCCATAGGCAAATCAGAATTATTACGAATGTAGTTGACAAAATCTTTTGAAAATTCACCTCTATTACCAATACCTACATAAATCCTTGAAACTTCCGTAAACTCAGCGTCCGTTAATTCCTCACGCCCTTCACGCCTTGCATTGCCTGTTATTTCAACAACTCTCTTTGCGTCTGCTTCTCCTAAATTTT